CTCTTCAGTTTAATCTCTGTATTTGTTTCGTATTTCTTAGTTCCGAAGAACCGAGTCATACGTCGCTACTCAAAGGAAGTGAGGTATGTGCTTAGACTTGACATCTAAGGTACTTCACTTCTAGTGAGCACTTGATTTCATTGTGCTTGTGAAAGGATTTAAAACCCAATCACTGTGCACTCGCATCAAGCGCCCACACTTATCGGTTGTTTAATTGTTAAAGAGCGGTACTGCCAAATTCTGTACTACCAAACTACTTACTGCATCTTCTGCTTTCTTCGGCGATTTCGCTTTCGCGCCGATCGCTGTGTCAGCAGCAGAGAAACGAGATTATGAAGAAGTTTTTATCGTTTGTCAAGTCAGCGTCGCTTGCTTCACTTCGCTGCCTTGCCTACGACCTCTTCAGGTCTCACCAGGCTCGCACCCGGCTTTCTCTTTAGCAGCTATCGAAATATCAGGGTTAACCCTAAGTTTTCGGTAACTGCCAAGCCTGAAACTATAACACAACTTTTGCAGATTATGCAACCGGCTTTTGCCTAATTTGCATCTTATCTTGCAACCCCGCCGCCTCGTGAATCGCTTCACTTCGCAGCAACCCCGAATCGCTCCGGAGGTTGGTTACCGCCCCAGCTGACTCGCAACACCGACCAGACCACCCTACCGGGCAAACCCTGATTCGCCGTCACCAGCCAAGCCCAAGGCTATAGCACAATTTTTGCAGATCGTGCAACTGGCTTCTGCCTGATTTGCACCGACTTACGCAAAACTCGCTGACCGCCGGTTCGAGAGAATCATCGCTGACTCACCGCCTTGCTGCCCTGCGGCAGATCCGCTTGCCGTAGCACTTCGGATCCGTTGCACTTGCCTGGCCCCGCCGCTCAACAAAACTGCTTGAACTGCGAAGGAGCGAGACTATAGCACAGAATTTTCGACTGTCACACGCCGGACGCAAAAAGACTGATGAATTTTGCAGGACGTCGGAACGCAAGCCGCCCGCGGGCCTTCCGTCCTCTGCTCGCGCACTTGTCCAACGCCTCGTCTCTCTATATAGATAGCGTTGTGTGCCCGCGTGCCGATGGCGCAGTCTTCCCTATCTATATAGATATAGGGCGCTTCCCTCGTCCCCCTATCCATATGGATAGGCGATCTCGCCAGCAGGGCGCCGCGCCGCTTGCCCGGCGCGCCGGTACGTTTACTATTCGCCTTGCGCCGCACTGCCCTTAACTTGGAGAAGATGCCCCCATGCCCCCCACCATCGCGTTGAGCGAAGATATCCTGATCAACGTCACGCCTTTCGAGACCCGCGTCGCGCTGGTCGAGCAAGGGTCGGTGCAGGAGCTGCACGTGGAACGCAGCATCCAGCGCGGGCACGTCGGCAATATCTACCTGGGACGCGTGGTCCGGGTGCTGCCGGGCATGCAGAGCGCCTTCATCGACATCGGCCTGGAGCGGGCCGCCTTCATCCACATCGCGGACCTGCGCGAGAACCGGGGCGAGCGCAGCCAGGGCCTGACGCCGACGCCCATCGAAAAACTGCTGTTCGAGGGGCAGACCATCATGGTCCAGGTGGTCAAGGATCCCCTGGGCACCAAGGGCGCCCGCCTGTCGACGCAGATCAGCATGGCCGGCCGCATGCTGGTGTACCTGCCGCACGATCCGCACATCGGCATTTCGCAGAAGATCGACTCGGAATCCGAGCGCATCCAACTGCGCGAGCGGCTGCAGGCGTTGATGCCTAGCGAGGAAAAAGGCGGCTTCATCGTGCGCACCCAGGCCGAAGGCGCCAATGACGAGGAACTGGCGGCCGACCTGGAATACCTGCGCAAGCTCTGGACCAGTGTGCAGGCCGCGGCCCGCACCCAACCGGCGCCGGCGCTGCTGCACCAGGACCTGACACTGGCGCAGAGAGTGCTGCGCGACATGGTGGGGCCGTCGACGGGCGCCATCCTGGTCGACTCGCGCACCACCACCGCGGCGATGCTGGAATGGGCCCGCGTCTATACGCCTTCCGTGGTCGATCGCATCCAGCATTACAGCGGAGAGCGCCCCCTGTTCGATACGGCCAATGTCGACGAGGAGATTGCGCGGGCCCTGTCGCGCCGCGTCGACCTGAAGTCGGGCGGCTACCTGATCATCGACCAGACCGAGGCGTTGACCACGGTCGACGTCAATACCGGCGGCTTCGTCGGCGGCCGCAACTTCGACGACACCATCTTCAAGACCAATCTGGAAGCCGCGCAGGCCATTGCCCGTCAATTGCGGCTGCGCAACCTGGGCGGCATCGTGATCCTGGACTTCATCGACATGGAGGAACAGGAGCACCGCGAGACCGTGCTGGCCGAACTGAAGAAGGCGCTGGCGCGCGACCGCACCCGCATGACGGTCAATGGCTTCACGCAGCTGGGCCTGGTGGAGATGACACGCAAGCGCACCCGTGATTCGCTGGCGCACCAGCTATGCGAGCCCTGCCCCATGTGCGAGTCGCGCGGCAACGTGCGCACGCCGCGCACGGTCTGCTACGAGATCCTGCGCGAGATCCTGCGCGAGGCGCGCCAGTTCAATCCCAAGGAATTCCGCATCCTGGCGTCGCAGGACGTGGTGGACCTGTTCCTGGAAGAGGAAAGCCAGCACCTGGCGATGCTGGGCGACTTCGTGGGCAAGCGGGTGTCGCTGGAAGTCGAGAGCACGTATTCGCAGGAAAAGTACGACATAATCTTGGTCTGATGCTCCGGACTTCTCACCACCTATCACCGCCCCTCTGAAAGCCGCATAAATCCTTGCGGCTTTGTTTCTTGGCTTCTCAGGCGTTATCCTCCCAGCTCACTAAAAATGGGTAGCTAGGTGGGTAGCCAAGCCGCCCAGCTACCCAAAACCGAGGGAACCATGGCGACCAAGCGCGTATTGCAGGGCCTGCTGACCGATGTCCAGATCAAGAGCTGGATCCGCGCCGGCGCGCCCCTGGCCAAGTCCGACGGCGGCGGCCTGACTTTCACCCTTTCCAAGGCGGGCACCGCGGCCTGGGTGCTGCGCTACCGCATGCCCGGGCGGCGCGCCGAGGCCACCATCGGCAACTATCCGGATATCACCCTGGCCGAAGCGCGAAAGGAGGCCAGCCGGCTGCGCGCCATGATCGACGCCGGCAAGGACCCCGCCGCAGAGAAGCGCGAGGCCAAGCAGAAAGCCCGCGCCGCCAAGACCATCGACTGGCTGGTTGACGACTACCGCGCCAAGGTGCTGCGCCACCTGGCGCCCAACAGCCAGAAGCTGTACGAGCGCCAGCTGCGCCGGATCGAAAAGGCCTGGCGCGGCCGCGCGGTGGATGCCCTCGCGCCCGGCGAGGTCATCGACCTCATCCGCAAGACGAAGGACGGGTTCGCCACCGCCGCGGGCTGGCGCGAGACGGAGGCGCTGTACATCGTCACCCGCGAGCTGTTCAAGCACGCCGCCGGGCAGCACATCATCCAGGTCAACCCAGCCATGGGCATCAGCCTGGAATCCCTGATCGGCAAGCGGCCCAAGGCCAAGGTGCGCTTGATGCTGACCGACGACGAGTTGGCCGTGGTCATGCGCGCCGCCGGCATGAACCGTCAGAACCAGCTGAGCGTCTGGATCATCCTGGCCACCTGCGTGCGGGTGTCCGAGTTCACCACCGCGCTACGCGAGCATGTGCGCGTCGACCAGCACACAGTGAAGCGCCTGGGCGCTGGCCTGTGGCATATCCCCGCGTCCAAGACCGGGCCCGCCATGGACATTCCCCTGGCGCCGCCCGTCGTGGAGTGGTTCCGCGAGCTGGACGCGCTGGCGCTGGGCTCCCGCTACATCGTGCCGGCGCGCTCGGTGGCGCGCCTGCGTAAGGGCGGCGGCGATGCCCCGATCGGCAAGGATGCCGTCTGGGGTGCCATCGGCTACTGGTTCGAGAACGCCAAGCCCGACGTACGGCCATTCACCCCACACGACCTAAGATCGACCGCGAAATCGCACATGCGCGCCCTGGGCGTCGACCGCGACATTTCGGAGATGTGCCTGAATCACAAGCTCAAGGGCGTGGAGGGAATCTACGACCAGTACAGCTACTGGAAGGAGCGGCGCGAGGCGCTGGCGCTATGGGCCGACCACCTGCTGGCGTGCCGCGGCGCCGACGTCGAGGCGGCCGGCACCGCCCGCAACGCCCTGGCGGCCCTGCGCGCCGCGTCCTGACCCGACCTATACTGGCCCTTCCCACGGGAGGCCATCATGTGCAGCCACTACCAGACCCTGAAGGACGCCGAGCTGCTGCTCAAGAAGTTCGGCGCGCCCAACAAGCCGGCCGGCGGCAAGTACGACATGTGGCCGCGATACCCGGGCGTCTTCATCCGGCGCCCCGTCGAGCATGACGCCGGCGACGAGGCGGTGCCCGAGCGCGAGGCGGTCGTGGGCAGATGGGGAATGATCCCACCCGGCACCAGGCCTGAGAAGTTGGCGGAAGCCGGCAAGAAAAGCACGTCCAACGCGCGCTCTGAAACCGCTCACCAGCGATGGACCTTTCGTAACGCCTGGGCGAAGGCGCAGCGCTGCATCATCCCGGCCGATGCGATCTTTGAACCCGATTGGCGGCCGGTCTATGAAGGCCGGAACAAGACCTCGGTCGCTACCCGGTTCACCCGTGCCGATGGCGCGCCGCTGGGCATCGCCGGCCTGTGGGACCGATGGCGCGACGCCGCCGGCCAGCTGCAGGAGAGCTACACCATGCTCACCATCAACGCGGACGAGCATCCACTGTTCCAGGACTACCACCAGGCCGGCAAGGAGAAACGCATGGTCGTCATCCTGCCTGAGGGTGCCTACGGAGATTGGCTCACCGCGCCGGCCGATGCGACACGGGATTTCCTGGTGCCCTTCCCAGCTGACCGGCTGGTGGCAACCCCTATGAAGTGACCCCGATTATTGCGGAATATACTGGATGCACAACCAGTGTTTTCCGCCATGCCGTTCAAAGCCCCCCTGACCACCGAGCAACTGCGCGCCATCCGCGAGCGCCAGCCCTGGAATCCCGATGTGATCGCCCTGCTGTGGGAGATCAAGCGCCTGCGCGCGACGCTGCTGCGCCTGCACCAGGTGTCCGGCGACCTGAAGCGGCCCGCCAGCCTGATGGGAGAGATCTACGACGACCTGCTGGCCGGCCTGGCCGTTGAGCCCTGTGTGATCGAGCGCGACCAGGATGTGGCCGAGCTGCTGGACAGCTCGCAGCCGCTTCGCAAGGGCATGGCGCCGAGGTAGGCAGCGGACATGGACGATAACGGAATCCTGGAGCAGGTGCCCGGCCAGCACGTGGCCCAGGCCCAGCAAACCCTGCCGCCGGCGGCCACCGCCGAGGACCGCGACTACCCGGTCGAGATCGATGCAGGCCACGCCGGCCTGGTGCGCCTCACGTTCCGGCGCCAGAAGGCCCGGCGCAACAAGACCACGCACTGGTTCTGGTCGGCCAAGCGGGCGGATGCCGTTTAGGGCTTCACCTTGGCCAGCAGCTCGGACTTCTTCTGGCCGCCGGCGGTGCTGCCGAAGTAGTAGGCGATGATGCTGGTCCACGCGGTGCCCAGCGAGCCCAGCAGGATGTAGAGCGGTTCCTTGCTGGCGGCCGGGATCTCGGCGAAGACCATCACCGAGAGCATGCCGAAGAAACCAGCGGTCACCAGGTAGGCCAGGATGCGCGGCGTCCAGTCCTGGCGCTCTACCTCGCGCTGGCGCGCGTTGGCGCGGTCTTCGGCCTCGATCTTGGACAGGTCGGCCTCGCTCTTGAATCCGAGTTCCGCCATGCGCGCCGCGAAGTCCTGCTCGGCCTTCTTCAACTGCAACAGGGTGTCCGGGCTGGCGGTGGCCAGCTTCCTGGCGATTTCGGCGTCCGATGCGTTCGGTCCCAGGCCCAGCGCCTCGGTGATCGCCGCCACGGCACCGCCAGCGAGCGGGCCGCCCAGGGCGGTGGCCAGCATCGGCGCCAAGTTGCCGAGCGCGCCTCTCCAGTCGAAGTTCATGACAGGTCTCCCGCGGCGTACCGCAGATTGGTGACGACGCGCCGCGACCAGCCTTTGCCGAAGCTCGGCCACGTCTTGAGGTCGGTGTAGAACTGCTCGCGCTCGGCGTTGAACAGCATCAGCAGCGCGGCCGCGGGTACGGCAGCCGCAGCGGCCAAGGTCTTCGGCCCGATGACCCCGTCGTCCGTCACGCCGGCGGCGCGCTGTAGGAACTTGGCAGCCTGCCCGGTGCCGTGGTTCACCGCAGCATCGAACACCTGGAACGCCACCGAGAAGGGCATCGAGTCGGCGCGCACCTTGTCCCAGTACTGCGCGCGGTAGATGCTCTTGGCGACGTCGCGCGGCAGCTCGCGCATGGCGCCCGCATAGCCATTGGCGCGCGCCACCGCGGCGGTGATGCCCCACATGGTCTCGCCACCCGGGTCGTCGGGATGGTTGCTGTAGCCGCCCTCGTGGCCGATGAGGCGGTCGAATGCTGTGTCGAATGTCATTTTAGGTAGTCCTTGAGAACGCGCAGCAGCATCACCAGCAGGCCGGCCAGCATGGCCCAGGTGCTGCCCTTGAGCAGGTGGGTCAGCACTTCGCGGCGGATCTGCTGGCGCTGCTCTTCACGTGAGATGAGCAGTTCGTGGTAGCGGCGGTGCCCGTCGAAGTCGCCATCGGGGAACGCGGTCTTCACCGCGGCGGATAGCGCCAGCATCTCCTTTCGGTTGGCCTCGTGCTTGGCGTCGCTGTCGCGCTGGGCCTCCGCCTGCATGTCGCGCAGCGCCGTCAAGATCACCTTGGTTTCTTCGCCAAGGCCGGGCGTCTCGGCGATCATGCTGTGACCTCCAACTGCGGCGCGCGGCCGTTGGCTGCCGCGAAGGCGTCGAAGTCTTGGATGTTCAATCGCGTCCCCTATAGACGAAAAAAAGCCCGCACGAGGCGGGCACTTTGGGCTAACCCTTATCTCTCAAATGATCGATGCCTGATCACTGACAAATGGCCGCCGGGATCAATAGGAAATATGGGATTTGGGATAGACGGCGAAGGCAACGAAGCATCCCCGCCGGCATAGACGATCGCGGCAACATAGCCGTCCAAATCATATGGCACGCGATACCTGCCACTCAGATTCAAGATCCCATGATGCATGTTGTTTGACACATTGAACCCAAGGCCGAGCCCACCAAAGCCGACGCCGGCTGTCTCGATGTTGGCACCGGAAAGCGA